GCGCCACGTTAGTGGTTCCTCTAGCGCCCCTTGTGCATCCAGTAAACGTCGTAGCTGTGACACCGGTATAAGTAATGACCTCAGCCTCAATCCTTATTTCACCAGACGTTGGAAACCCAGTGGTACTAACCACAGTGATTGTAGTGACGCTGCCATTAATGCCACCGTTTAACGTGGTGTACGCTGTGTCTTGAAAAGCTGCGTATGGAAAGCGGATGAAACGCCCACCCCCTGCGCCAGAACCGAGCAGCGTTTGCAACACGTTATCCAGTTGGTTGAAGTACAGACGCAAGACGTTACTAAACTGATCCTGATAGCGCTGCTCATACTCAACCGGACCGATGGGTAAGTTCGGTGCTTTTGGTGGGATAAGTTTTGTAACGATAGCTGCCATTAGCGGCGACCGTCAGTGCGAATATCAAGACGTGGTGTACCCAACTGCCACGCAACGCCAAGCGCGGTAGAGTCAATCCTAAATGACATCTGGCGACCACGCAGTCGTGTGTAGATTTGATTGGTGTACTGCTCAACCGGAATCTTTGACGACAAGTCAATCGCACCTGATGCAGATGTACCGTAGTTTGCACCGGGGAAGTTGCGTGGTTTGAGTGTCATCGTCACCTGTGGAGTCGGTGCAGAACTTGATGTGAAGTTAATGTCAGGGATCATGCGCCACACAAAGCTCAACTGATTACCGTCGGCGATGTCAAAGTCAGACGACTCAATGTAAGACTCAATCGGCACCAGCACGTCATCATCACCGTTATCTAAGCCCGTCTCGTGGAAGATGATTGAGTTAGTCACACCAGAGTTAACCGGCGTATAGGCTTCATGTGATGCAACCGTAGTGTTGTTGGCCCCGCGTGTACAGCCCGTAAAGGTGTTACCCGTCTTACCGGTGTACGTAATATCCTCAGAGTCAATCGTCAGCGTTCCTGAGTTTGGATAGCTTGTACCGTCAACCACCACGATGGTTTGGTTAGCTGCAGTTGAAGCAGTGAGCGCGGTTAATAAGAACGTGTTCTGTACGCTATACACACCCATCGGTGTGGTCTGCAGTGGGCTATCGAGCCAAGCCGTACGGTTTAACGTGCCGTAGTACCAGATACGCTCTAGGTGGTTATAGATAACGTAACGGTCATTCACGTCAGAGTCGGCTGATGGGTAGTGCCACCACACTTCGTTGTAGCCTTCGTTTGACCCGCAGACAATCTGCTGTTGTTGGCTGAAGTTGAGGTCGTTAAAGATGAATTGACGTAGAGCGCAAGGCAGCGTCTCAACGCGACCGGTATAGGTGTAGAACTTATCCACGCCCATCCAGTAAGTCACGTTGTTCACGGTGATCGCAGCGTTAGGCGCGATGATAGAGATGTTATCCATCAACAACTGAAAACCCCAAACGTATGGCGGTCCGAGGTACTGCATGGAGTAGATCGCCGCATCAGACCAGATCAAAATCTCCTGACGGGTAATCACAGAAGTTACAAGGTATGAACCGGTTGCAAGGCGCTGTTCACCCGCTTGGTTTGTGGCAGACGGAACCCAGTCATAAGGATTTTCTTGGTCAGACCAACGCACCAGCATCGGGTCAAACGTCGTATTGGCATCGGTCGGATCGTATGGGTTTGCACCGATGGCGATGGTGAAGCGCTGCACGTCAGATGAGACGATCTGATAAGTTTGGTTGGGCACAAAGTCTGTAATGGTTGATGCGTACCCAGCAGCCGTACCCGCAGCCTGAAGGGTAATAGCGCGAGTCGTGAAGCCCGTATCCCGCACCCAGTAATAGATGTCCCCGCCACGCGGCGCTAGGAGCAGGTTATCCCCGTAGTTATCCTGAGTCCATAACCGTAGCTGCTGACCGACACCAATCGTTGCCGCAGAACCCCAACCGCCTCGGCTCCATCCACCCGCACCCCAACCAGCGCCTGTTACGTAGGTAGCAAGACCTGCTGCAAGCAAGACGCGGATTGTGACTGTGCCGCCACCCGTAGCTGTAGAGGTTGCCGCTGAAGACGCAGCGATGGTGAACGTATTACCGTCAGGCACTGTGACCATCTGGTACTCGCCGCTGATTGTTAAACCGCCAACCGCCGCAGTGGATGTGATGGTGACAAACGTACCTGCCGTGCCGCCGTGACCTGAAGCCGTGACTGTTACAAGCCTGCTGCCGTTGGTTGTAGAAAGCGGTGTCGCACCTAGCGCCACAGCACCAGCGGTATACCCTGCCGCCCACGGCGTGATGTCGTTGTAAGCACCACCCGTCTCAACGTAGTACTTCTGGTTCGTGCCGACTGCTACAAGGTTATAGGCGTTGAGGGTGATCCAGTCCCACAGGGTGCGGCACGTACCGTAGAACGTATTCGCGGACAAACGCAACCAGCCGCCGATCTTTTCAGGGTAGCCCGAGCGGAAGCGAATCTTGTCGCAAGCGTAATAACCACCCTCGTTTGAGTAGTTGGTACCTTCACGGTTCACGCCGGGACGCAGTTGTATTTTCTGTAGCATGGTCGTTCCTAAGACAGATACAGCGCCCGTTCGTCATTTCGGCGCTTGACTAAGCCCGGAAGTATTTTACCCCCACCCTTGGTATACAGGAGGAAAGCATCGGCTGCTGCGTCAAATTCACCTCGGTTGTGTTTCATGCGGATGCTTGAGCGCTGTAACGTCCCTAGCCCGAAATTGAAGCTAATACTAACCAAGGCATCGAACCGCTGCTGAGTAAGCCCAGTAGGGCACATTCGAGCCACACCCCGCTCAAAGCCACTAAGATCGTTAGCCAAAATCGCATCTACTTCTTCCTTCGTAAATTGTCGGTTGTCTTCTGGACGAAGCTCTACTTCCATGCGCCGCTCAACAGGCAGTGTTGCTTGCGAGGGGTACATCACATGCCCGACACCAATCGTCCATAGCTTGGCTGGGCAACGGTATGGTTTAAACCGAACACCTTCATGGTGCTTGATCATCTCAATGGCTTTAGCCGAGACTTTCACTTTCTGCCAAACGCCTGTGTGCCGAACCAGAAAGCAACAACGCTCGACCAGATAATCTGTGTCTCGTCATCCCACAACTGATCCATCGCTACGTCAAACGCAACGCCGGTCTTCATCGCATAGTAAAAGCCAAACACGTCAACGAACACCAGCAGCGCAAACATTCCAAATGTAATCGCAGGGCGTACGATAGCGCGGGCGTTAACCACCCACTGGCTTGCACCTTGACCGATAGCGATATCGTGTGCGTATAGCGCTTGGCGTTCTTGTAAGGCTGTTTGTCCAGCAGTGATGTCTGCGTTGATCTGTATCTGCTCTGTTTGAATGTGAGCAATACGCTCTTCAACTTCTAGTCCGGCTTTCTTTAATTCAAGTTCACGTTGAGTTTGCAGTTGCGCTAACTGAAGCTCGTGCTTTTTATCTTGGCGATCTTGAAAAAAGTTAAGTATGGATGGCAAGCCGCCGGAGAGAAAGCTGATAACGGTTGAGAATAGGGTTAGCATTATTTTTTGCTCCTAGAAAGCATGGTGGCTGCAATCTGCAACATGGTTTTGGATTCTGCTAAGTTGGTTGGCTCTTCTGACCATCCAACCGTAATCTGTCCTATAAACTTACCCGGGTCTGGCGGCACACTGATTCGACAGGTGTACTTCACGCCCTCTTGTATGTACCACAATCCCATCTCAGACTGCGCTGCGCGGTAAGGCCCACATGGAATTTCATTCGCCATTAGCGCAATAACGTCTTGGTTGTTGCTCTGATTCCCAGTAAACAAGCCAACATCTAAGCCATCATTCGTTTTGTCCCTACCAGACTTTGTATAAGCCCTGTGCAGCACCCGTGTCCCAAACAGCGGGTTGACTTTAAATATCGCTACGATAGTGGCGTTGGTTGTCTTAAATAAATGTGCTGCTGCATCTTCTACGCGGTCTTCAGCAATCGTAGGTAACTTGCGGCTTTCCTTGTAGGCACCGACTAATAGCTCTTGGTTCTGCCAAATAAAGTACCCACCAAACGCCAGCACCCCCATCACAATAATGGCAAACAGTTTAAACGGCGAGTCTACATACGCCAGAATCTTAGATAACGCATCGGCAGATTTATCTTTTTCTGCCATCACATCACCTCTATCAGAACCCACACGACCGCACCCACGGCAATACACAGGACGAACGTCACGATGCCAACCTCAAACGCTTCCTGCTGTTCTTTTGCTTTGCGCTCTGCAATGTCTTTAGCCAATCTTTCTTTGCGTATTGCCTCGCGTCGTGCATCATTCTCTGCACCGATGATCCGTTGACGTTCTTCGCATAGCTCTTGGTACAGCGCCAACTCGCCTTTCATCGTGAACATATCTTTTAGCTCACGCTCCATGTCACGCATGGCTTTGCGCTGCATGACAATGTTGAAGGCTTGCTCTAATGCAGTTTGGTGCGCCTTTGCACCTTCGGGGTCTTTGGGCGCAGGTACGTTCTTGGCTGCTTCGGCTTCTGCCGCAGCCTTTTCGATTTCGCCTTGCGCTTTGAAGAACTGGCTTAATTCTGTATAGCAGTCCTTGATCTCATGTCCAAGGTTGATCGCCTCTTTCACATAGGCAACCCCAGTCTTCGCCGCAGCAAACGCTACACCAATTGTGACTGGATCAATCATTACTGCACCTTACAGATTGAATGTGATTAAGACGCTACCGTTACCACCTGAACCGCCACCGCAGTCGTATTTATTAGTAGAAGCAGCGGTTGCGCCGTTTGAGTATCCAGCACCGCCAGACCCCCCTGATGGGCGAAACCAAGCGCCATCAACATAGTTTCCACTTGTGTATTGCGCACCACCAGAAGCAACTGTATTAGACCCGCCAGCACCACCATAGTT